TAGTGTGGATATGGATCATTGCAGAATGGATGAACGCACCACCAGAAGATACAAAACAAGACAAGGATGATTCAATTAAACCCAATGATACCAATAGTCAGAAAGACTGATGGTATGAAAGGATACGCTTTCCTAGTGATAGATTATTCTCAAGAACATTACACACTATTTGTATGTGGAATGGACGATGGAGATATATGGATATTAGATAATAGAGAGATATCTCTACAGAATAATCCATCACTTGGAAGGCATTTAAAACCAAAACAAACACAACATGGCAAAGAGTAAAATTCCAAAGGTAGAAGATTTAAATGCCCATTTATTTATGAGCATTCAAGGTAGAGATATACAAATAATATATCATGATGATACAGATAATGGATTAGCACTTGGTGCTGCATTAACTAGTTTATTAGAAGAAGATGAGAAACTATTTAATATAGTAAGTGCTGCATTTGTTACAGTTCTTGATAATAAAGAAAAGAATTCTAATTGGGAGAAGGTAAAATTTACTAAAAAAGAGAAACATATTTCTAAAACTCCTAAAAAAGCTGTTAAAAAGACAGCATCTAAGCCTAAGAAATAAATATTAGATTTGGTAATGTGAAATATATTTCCTATATTTGTAGCATGAATCAATATTTAATATATGGACTTAGATGTCCTAAGACAGATGACTACAAATATATAGGTAAGAGTAGTTCAGGATTAGAAAGAGCCAAAGCTCATTTAACGTATTCACATAATGAATCAGTGAATCATTGGGTGGCTGAGTTAAGAGAGCAAGGCTTTTGTCCTTTAATAGATGTATTAGAAGAATGTACAGAAGAAGAATTGCAAATAAAAGAGCATTTCTGGATACAATACTATACAGCTAGAGGATGTAAACTAATGAATTCTATATTCTATAGAGGTGCAGCAATAGAAAAACTTGAACAACAAGTAGCTGATGCTCAGAAAGAATTAGATGACAAACTAAATAAAATCCTTGATATGATTGATGAAATGTCTACTATTGGTGGATTTATCAAATTCATGAGAAAAAGAAGGGGATTAAACCAACAAGACTTAGCAGAAATAGCTGGTATTACATCAAGAACATTAACTGATATTGAGCTAGGAAAAGGTAATCCTTCTTATGCTACTATTGAGAAGCTATTAGATATATTGGGATATAAATTAGTTCCCACATTAAAAAACTCAGTATAAACACTTATGAATACATACATGTATTCAAGTAACTTTGTACAAACAAAACAATATTTTATGGCACAAACAGCAATGCAACAATTAGTTGAGCATATTCAAATTAATGCTACAAAGTTCAGTTTAATGAATACTTATAATATTCTAAAGGAAATTGAACCTTATCTTGAAAAAGAAAAAGAGCAAATAATTAATGATTATATAAATGGGAAAGCAAATGGATATGATGCAATTAATAAAGGTGCAGAATATAATATAATAGGAGAAGAATACCACAACCAAACCTATAACCAAAATAAATAACATATGAAAACATTTATGACAACTTTAATTATTAAACCAAATGCACCTATTACAAGTAACCCAATATTTACAGGTGTTGGTATAACCAAAACAAATAACCTATGAAATATAAAAAAGGATTAAACAACTTTGAAATTTATTGTGGGGAAGATGAAAATGGTTACACAGTTAGAAGGAAAATATGGTTTTTCTATTTAATACCTATATGGGTTAAGCAATATAAAATAAAATAATGCAATAAACTTCTAATTATGAATAAATATTTTGCATGTTATGAAGCTTTACATAAGCTATCTAAACCTGAACAGAGATATTATTTATGGGACATGATCAAATGGTGCATTAAAGAATACATTAAAACATATAAGAAATGAGTAAACATCATAAAACACTCAGATTAGAAGCTGATTACAGATTTGAAGAATCAAAACAATGGATTGCTCATTCAAAAACTAAATATGGTAAATGGATTTGGACTGATGGATATCTTTCTGGTGCAGAAGAAAATCAATTAAAAGTTCCAAATAAGAAAGAGATTGTTAAGGCTGCATCTGAGAAATATGAAAGTATTACACAAATGGATGCATTTATATTTGGAGCTGAGTGGGCTAAAAAAGTATATAAAAACGCTTAAATTATGAATGTACTTATCTATGATATTGAAACACTGAAAGAACTGTTTCTTATTGTTATATACAATCCAGAGAGTGATGTAACATATGAGTTTCAGGTGAGTAGGTGGACCAATCAATTAGATGGATTCATTCGATTCACAGAACAACACGATGAGCATTATTGGGTGGGCTACAACAACTTACGCTTTGATAGTCAGGTTGTTGAGCATATAATTAGAAACTATGAGGATTGGCATGAGTTGAGTGGTCTAGATATATGTGCTAAGATAGCACAGAAGGCTGCAGACACAATACATGATGCTAATTATGATGTATTCCCTGAATATAGAGAGGAGTGGTTATCACTAAAACAGTTAGATCTATTCAAGATTAATCATTATGATAACAAGAATAGAATGGTCTCACTAAAAAGATTAGAGTTTGAGATGGATCTGGAGAACATTGAAGAGATGCCCATCCATCATACTAAAGAGAACATGACAAAAGAAGATATAATGATCACTATTGATTATTGTAAGAATGATGTTATGGCTACGTATGAATTCTATAAGGTAACAACAGGTAACACTGAACATCCACTATATAAGGGTAATAATCAGATAGAGCTCAGAGAAGATATATACGAAGAGTTTGGCATTCCATGCTTGAACTATTCAGATAGTAAAATAGGTGATGAGATGATTAAGAAATATTATTGCCAAGAGAAAGGTATACAGTATTCTGATCTACCAAAGAAAGGATTGTTTAGAACAGAGGTAAAGATGAGAGATTGTATTGCTGATTACATATCATTCCAGACACCAGAGCTACAGCAGTTTTTAAATAGAATCAGTAAAGAACGTTTAACCATTAAAGATGAGTTTAAAGAGTCAATTCAATTCTATGAAAACATATATACGTTTGCCAAAGGTGGCTTACATACAGAGAATAAACCAAAGGTATTTGAAGCTGACGATGACAACATTATTGTTGATTGGGATGTTAGCTCTTACTATCCAGCTATTATTATCAATAATGGCAGATATCCTGGTCATTTGGGTAAAGAGTTTCTTTTAGGATACAAGGCTATGTTTGAGAAAAGACTTGAACTAAAGCCATTAGCTAAGAAGGACAAAAAGATCAAGGGTATTGTGGGTGCATTAAAGCTTGCTGTAAACTCTGTTTATGGTAAGTCTAGTGATATGCAATCATGGATATATGATAGACAATTGACTATGTTTACCACTATTACAGGTGAATTGAGTCTGTTGATGTTGATCGAAGCATATGAATTAGCTGGTATACATGTTATATCTGCAAATACAGATGGTGTAACTATTATGGTTAATAAATCACTAATAGATAAGATGCATGAGATTAATAGTTGGTGGATGGAAGCTACTAAATATGAGCTTGAACGCACTGACTATCAAAAGATTATATTCTCAACAGTAAATGACTATATAGCAATTAAAACAGATGGAGAAATTAAAAAGAAAGGAGATTTCCTTACTGACTTTGAGTTACACAAAAATAAGAGTGCTAGGGTTGTACCTATTGCACTGGAGCGTTTCTTTGTTGATGATGTGCCTGTGGCTACCACTATTCATAATCACACAAATATTTATGACTTTTGTCTCAGGCAAAAGGCTAGTAAAGACTTCCACTATGAAGGGCACTTCAAAGAAAACAAAACAATCTACAATAAACTTATCAGATATTATGTAAGTAATACTGGTGAGAAGCTATTAAAGGTTAAGAATGATAACTCAGACAGTACAGCTGTTAATGTATCTCAGGTTGAAGCAGGTGAATGGTTGATGACAGTATGTAATCATCTATTACCAGATCATTCTTTAGATAACATTAATCATGCATATTATATTGAACGTGCTGAGAGAATCATGCACAAAATACAGTATGAAGGTAAGAAACGTAAAATTATTATTAATCCCAATCAAATGAGTTTATTCTAATGGATGAAAAATTTATTCCACTAAGAATGGAAAACCAATTAAGATATCTAGGATATAATGAAGAAGGTCATATATTATGGCAACAAGCATTTAAGTTCTTTAGAGAGAAGTATGATTTTACTTATTCAATAGGTAAAACAAATATAGCTGTTATACATTATGGACCAACAACACAATTATTACAAGACAATGAATCATATGAAGCAGCAGAACTTGCAGCTATTAAATGGTTTATTGATGTAGCTAAACAACAATAACATGGACAACAAACACAAAGCAGCAGAATTAGTAATGGAATTCCTACCAATTGTAGGACAAGATCCATATACAGGAATAGATGTAGCTAAAAAATGTGCTAAAGCAAGTGCAAAAATAGCACAGAAAGCAGAAAAGAATATACAATGCATAGAGTTTAGTGGTGATACACCTGACTGGGATGAAGTTATTAAATTTATAGATACATTCTAATGGCAAAGATAAATAGAGAAAACATAGGCGATCATCTTGTTAGTTATCAATTAGAAATGGTTGGTAAGTCTATGCAAGAAGCATATATGACAAAAGAGTGGTATAGCAAATGGACTATGACTCAGGAACAACACAATGAGTTCAAAGCATATGCTATACCACTAATGAAAAAAGTATTTAAAATAAACAAAGCAAGAGCTGAAGCAAACTTTCAATGGTTTGATTTAGAATTTGGTTTACGTATTAAAGATTAAAAAACACAATTATGGGAGCATGTCAATTTAAAGTGAGAAGCACTGGTAAAACAATACAAGAAGCATATTACAGAGCTTGTGAAGTAGCCATAGAAGAATGTGGTCATCAAGATGGCTACAATGGTACTATTAGCACTACACATAGTTTTAGAGATGAAACAGAAGCATATAATAAAAGTAAGTTTGATAATACATCTGCTTATATACATGACAGATTTGATAGTCATGCTATGAATAAACGTGATTGTTCAGCTATATGTGTTGTAAAACCTATTGCTAATAAGAACAAGACTAAGTCTCAAGTGGAACATGTAGTTACACCTGGTACAAAGAAATGGGTACTTAAATATGAAGTGGAGAAATATTTTGAAGATGGAGTGATTGCTTCATGCATGACTAAAGGTGAGGCTGTTAAAATGGCTAGAGCATATACAGAGAAGAATCAACAATCTACAAGAATTGTAATGCGTAAAGTGTTAATCAAATCTGATCCTACAGTAGCTAAGATAACATACAAGAAAGCCACTAATGAAAGAGATGGTGAGTGGGTATTCTTTGGTTATGCAGCAGAATAAAACAATATTATATGTTAGGAAGACATCCTTATTTTAAACAAAAACAAACAATCATGCCAGATATTTCAATGTGCAAAGGTGGTAGTTGTCTACTAAGACTGAACTGCCACAGATATACAGCTAAGGCTGAAGAACTAGGACAATCATTTTTTAGTGAACCTCCATATAAATTAGACTTTATGTTTGATGAACACTCAAATAATTTAGGTGTTGCTACATTAAGTTGTTCTTATTTTTGGAACAATAAAGAATATAAAGATGAAAAACCTAAAAATAATTGAGGATTGGGAGAGAGAATATCTCAAGGATTTCATATATTTGCATGAACAGGGACAGGATTGGAACGAAGCAATTCAGAAAGAGTTGAATAAGAAACAACCTGCTCTTATTGAAGTAATAGACACAGACAAAATCCTAGAGAAACACAATGAACCTCACACTAACATTCTCCCATTTTAAGGAGTTAACTAAAGCTGGCTACAGCTTAGATATGTTATGTTTCATAACACTTATTGAAGAAGGCAATGATGTAGATGCAATGTGTACAGATGATAGCAAGATGAAAATGTTACATCAAACTGTACGCAGGAAAGGTCTATTGTCAGAGTCAAATAAGATTACTATTGTAGGTAAGGAAGTTTTGTCTTTTCTTAATGAGAAGATAGAAGAACCTAAGATACCTAAGAAGAAGAAAACAGATTCAGACTTTGATAAGTGGTGGATGATGTACCCAGGTACTGACACCTTCACATACAAGAGTCAATCATTTACAGGTACACGTGGCATGCGTGTAAAGAAAGATGAGTGTAAGGTCAAATTCAACAGCATTGTTGGAGAAGGCGAGTACAAACCTACAGAGCTCATAGCAGCATTAGAATACGAAATACTGCAGAAGAAAGAGAATTCAATTAAGACAAAAGTCAATAGACTTACATTTATGCAGAACAGT